CCTCCACCTATCATCACAATGACCTTCACAATCATTATCCTTCATTTTAGGATGCCTAGATAATGCTGTAACCTTAACAGTCATTACTTTAAATGTCCAAATATCAGGGGCTAATGTATCACCGAATTTCTCATAAACCTTAGTAGGATCAATTTCTATTGTTCCTGGTTTCTGAAAATCTTTCTTAACTTCAGCATAAATATGAACTTTCATTCTACGCATAATAGATGAAGCTTGATTTGAATAAACACTAGAATCTATGTCAGATACATTTGTGGTTATTCCAACAACCTTAGGTTCGGCTACAACCTTACCCTTTAATTCAATTTCTGCCATATTTAAATAAAATGGGATATTATTAACAAATTTCAAAAGTGTTTCACATGGAGATTCCTGAACAAATTCCTTTCTAACATTTGCAAAATCATCAAATATAATGCCATTTACATATGATCTATATGTAGAAAAAAACTTATCCTGAGAATTTAACGTACAAATATAAGGATCTGTATGGTTATAGCCATTTTCAGCCAAAATGTATCGCATTAAAATCTCATTTAATGATGATTTACCTAATCCCGTAGATCCACTCAATAAATAAGCATATGGTGCTATTCTCAAACCACCAGCTGCTCTAAATTGAATAAAATCTGCATGTAATTGTTTAAGTAATCTAACTTTATCCATTACATATTTCTTTGTATTTCCATCATAAAGTGATATTAACTTTTCGCCTGATGTTATTGCCAATTGTAATTCTTTATCAAAAGCATTTTCATCAGAATCTGCACACCTTTGTAAATTACCAGGTTGTAACAAAGACATTTGAGCTTTTAACTTAGATACAGTAGCATCGAATTCAGCTAACTGATCATCGGCATATAAAAAACTTGCCAATGAACCCGTTGTAGTATACGTTTTTAATCCACTTATTATATAAGTAACAACTTTCAAAATTGTATCACCAATCCAGTAGCTCCCTTACATGCATTTCGAGAATCTATCATAAATAATGTAAATGAACCTAATGTAAAAGACCATTTTTTATCTGCTCCATATATAATGGCTGCCAAAGCACTTAAAAGTGAAATAATAGAACCAAAAGCTTCATTCTTACTCGCAATTTTCCAATTAGTAAGAAGTTCTTTTAAATAATTCTCTATGTCACCAATAG